ACGGGATTTTGCTTCTATTGGCTTCTGCTTGACCAATAGCAACAAATTGTCCGAAGTTGCCAGTTCCCAAAGCCTTCAGTTGAGCAAGTCCTACGCCAAAGCGTCGGATGAAGGTTTCAAGTCCTGTCGAAGCGCGTTCAATAAGTCTTATAGTATTTTGCAGTCCACCTTCTCCACCGCCACCAAGAACAGATAACGCATCAACTAGACCACGACCAATCGCTTCTTGAGCGTTTGCTGCTGCAACTGTCAACTTATCTAATGCTCCTGAGTAACTATTAGCTGCTAGTTGAGCCTGTCCACCAAATAAAATGTTAATGCGTTCTTGAACTTGCTCGAAAGACATAGCTTTTAACTCTGCCTGTGTTAGTCCAAGACCGTACTTTGCAAGGGCGCGAGTTTGACCTACATAACCTCTGCTTAAATCTCCTGAAACTGTGACAACGTCAATGCCACTTGCGGCAGACAGATTTAGGGCAGTAGTTAAAAGTTTCTGCGACTCGGCAACTGAGCCCGTTGTGGTTAGTAATCTCTGAAATGCCGGACGAAGCTGGTCATCGAGGACGCCAAAAGTCTTTTCTAGTTCTGCTATAAATGTTCGAACCGAAGAATCTGCAAAAGCCAAGCCTAAGTTATCTAATGATCGAGTTAAAAGTTGAGCGGCCTTGTCGTCTGCGGCAAACGCTTTGACTGCATTAAATGAGCTGCGAGCCAACTTCTGTGCGCCGACTAGACCAATATAAGACTTAGCAAGTGCTGAAACTTGTTTAGTTAATTTAGAAGTAGCGGTATCGGCTTGCTTAAAGGCTTTAGCACCTACGAACTCGGATGCAATATCTATTCTTAAATCAGCCATTATTTGCCACCTGTTCTTGCGTTAAACTTAGCGGCTGAGTTAAAGATGGCATCAAGTACTGCGCCTTTAGCTTTGCCTTGATCTTGTTGCCAAGCTTTAAACATTGCGCGGCCTTGGCTTTTTTGATTTGGCCCAACCAAAGAACCTGGCAATCTTGGAGTGAAGCGGCCATCGATGCCTGACTTGCGGCCTGCTGTTTCATAAATTGCACCGGCAGCAGTTTTGTTTAGGATAGATACCAAAGACTTAAAGCCTGATCGATTGGGTCTGCTGGGAGTTGTCTTATATCCAATACCGCGTCGAGCGACAGCTGCGTCAAAGGCTACGCGTTCCCATTTACCCTTTTGATTACCAACTAGCCATCCGCTAGGAATCTCGCTATTAGAAGGAATAAATCCGCGGGCATTCTTGACTACTGGCTTGAGAAAATTGCCGATCTCTTTAGTAGTTTCCTTTGCTAGATCAGGCGTAAATTGCTTTAGAGCCTTGCGAAGGTCAGTTGCGCCTTTGACGCTTGTTGGCATCTTGCTGCTCCTTCGCTTTGTCTTTCAGGGCTTGGATTAAAGTCCTGAACATTGTGTGATCTAGTTCAATTAAAGTCTGGGGCGAGAGTCCTGTCTCAAGCGATAGTCTCGCTACGAGATAGGTGAAGGACTCCCGCGTTACTCCAAAGGGTCATCGTCTAAGACCTCGACTCGCGTCAATGTCTCAAGGAATGACTCTCCGAAGGGTTTAACGGTTTCACCCGACCGACGGATTGCTTCCCAGCAGAGCCAATAAATATCGCTCTGCTTTTCGTCATCTCTAAAGGCTTTATGAAAGCCCTTCTTTGCGTACTGCTCGAAGGCGTACTCGATCGCCGGAGTGATCTGGTACTCGTTAACGCTTCCATCCGCCCTTGTTACCTTTAGTTTTGCCATTCTTTGCCCCTTAGTTAGTTATTACGCTGTTGTAATTGCTACTGTGCCGTTGACTGTCCAGGTTACTGACTGTGTGCCAAGGTCTGCAACTGAACCATTGATGTCGGTTGTGTTGTTGACTAGGCAAGTCATTGTGTAAAGAGGATTAGTCGCTGATGTAGCTGCTGAAGTCTGCTTTAGGGTTACTGTTACTGAAGTTCCCCAAGCAGCCTGAAGTGTCGCTAGGACATTTGCAGAAGCTGTATCGTTTAGGAAATCAATAGTAAGTGATGATGCTTCCAAGCCTTTAACGAACTTGTGGCCGCTATCGCCCATTGCTGTAACTTCGAGTTCATCGAAGGTTCTGTTTAATGTAACTGAAGTAACGTGGTTAGAGAGGTCAACCGAGTTAACAGTAACCACTACTCCGTTATTTAGAAATACTGCCATTTGGTTTATTCCTCATCTTTCTTAGTTGCTTGTTTAGGTGCTGGTGCTGGTGCTACAGGAGTCTGACCAATCTTGATCAGGAACTCTGCTTGTTCTTTTTCCCATTCATTCATGGTTAACTCCAACTCGTTAGAACTGAGACTTGCAGGGAGCAAGTCAGTAGATCGCCTGTTGCGGCAGATAAAACGCTAGGCGCGCTCACATCTCCCACATTATAGACGATAGAGGATGCTGCCAGTTTGTTAAACACAGCTACTAGCATCTCCTCAATTCCGTTTAGGTTGCCTTCATTATCTAGGAGAGGCACGAATATATTTACATTAAAATTAGCCAGGGGCGCTATGGTGTTGTAACTATTGTTATTAGGAGTTACATAAGGATCAGCCGGTGAAAGAACTACGCTGTTGGCAATAGGCGTAGCTGGCGGAAAGCTAAAGACTGACCAGAGTGAGTTATCGACTAAAGCTGCTGCAATAGTGGCGCGAAGCGTTGAGATCGCTGCTGTCATCGCTAACCGATCTGCGCATAAGGCGATAGGTAAGGCGCGAGAAGGCCGCGAACGCGAGCCAGCAAAGTGTTAGACATTGTGAACGGGCTAGGTGCAAACCCATCAACTGTCATTCCCTGACCGCTTGGCGCTTGACGCGCTTGCCAAATAGCCTCGCAGATTTGCAGAGATGCTTGCTTAACTGCATCGATGGTTGTGTAATCTGCTTGAGTTGTACCAGAAACTACCCCTAGCGGAACTACTGGATGATAACCTTGCTCGGTTGGAGTGCCTGTTACTGCAAAAGTGATCGATTGTACATCTACTGCTGTAATGGTCTTTGTGCCATTAAAAGGTGTGCCATTTTTTGTTATGACCACGCTTTCGCCAACATAAAATATATCATTTACCCGTTGATTAAAATAAAGAGTTCCCTCTGTTGTTGTGTTGCTGTGTGCAACATTGTAAGTCTCGTTAGTAAATAGGAAGGGCAACATAACATCATCTGCTGCATCGCAGACTGACTGTAGAACCGCATCTGTATAGAGTGTGCCAACGCCAAGGGCACTTCTAAGAGTTGCGACTGTTGTTACGCTCATGTGATCCTTCCTAAAGACTGGCTGGGTAGAAGGGCACTACCCAGCCAGCGACTTAATGGGTTTCTATCAGGTCTTGTTGATACCGAACGCACCTGCACCGATTTTGGTTGCAATAGCGCCGTAGCCGTACATAGCAACGAGGATTTCACCTGAAGCAATTACATCAGCGCGTAGCTGGTAAGTTGGTGATTCGTACCATGTGTAAGCAGTTGGGTTGATGATTAGCATTGAATCATCTTTGTCTGTGTCATTTGCAGATGGAACATTTGCTGTGACATAGAGATCAAGACCAGCAACATTTCCACGAATGCTGTCTGGGCGTACTACGCCGCCAGCGTTCTGTGGTTGTGCCGCCATGTAGATTGGTCTCCCTGAGTCATTCAATGTCATAAGGTTTGCCCATTGGCTAGTGTTAGCCAAGATATTGCGAGCGAAGCCTTGTGTGTTTGTGTAAACAGATGCAGCGCCACGAGATACGAATCCAAGCAATTCTGAAGCTGTTGGATAAGTTGTTAGTGTTGTTGCATCAGCAGTTGCGCCAGAAGCTAGTGCTGTGTAAACAGCCTTGTCTGTTGCGGCTGCGTATTGTGCTGCCATGTTGTTCATCAATTCAGTAATAAATAGTGGTGATGAACGATCAAATAGTTCGACAGAGAATTGCTGTTGTCCAGCATACTTCTTGACCGTTACTGTTACGAATGATGAAGCCTGATCTGTGTTAGATGGTGTACCGGCTTCTGCTGTCTCTGCAACTGTTGGAAGTGTTGTGATCTTTGGGATCTCAAACGACATTCCAGCATCAGGCAATACGCCTGTTGAGATAGCATCGATCGCTGAACGAGTGTTGTTTGCAAGTCCATTGATGACGGTTGTTAGTTGACGTGTTGGGATAAGACCAGCATTGTCTGTTGTATCTGCTGCTGCGCGAACATACTCACGAGCCTCATCTGATCCAAGTGATGCCTTGATAGTCATTTCTAACTGCTTTGGAGCAGAGAAATCAAAGCGTGGCTTGGAGTAAGCCATTGCTGTAATAGTAGGGCGAGCAGCTTCTACAGCCGCAGCTTCTACCGGTGTTGCTTCGACTGGAGTGGTTTCTTCCACGACTGTCTCGCTTTCTGTTTTGGTTTCTTCAGCAGGGATAATTTCCTCTGCTGCGATCTCAAGTATTTGAGCAGACTTGAAGGCTGGCTCTGTTACTAGAGAAACTTCTTTTAATTTAGCCGCTGATACGACTGTGTGACCATCGCGTGATGGCTTTGCTGAGATGATCTCTGCGCCGATCGATAAGCCAGTTACTAAGCCTTCTTGCGCCATAACCAAGGCATCGTTGCCGCTTGTTGAGCGACTTAACTTAAATGTGGCATAAATGCCGTCTGTGCGTGTCTCAGCAGCAGTCATTCTACCAATAGGCTTTTTCATATCGTGTTGCGATAGCAGCTTGATCTTACTTACATCGCCAATCTCGATAGAGCCAGCCTCAAAGGTGTAAGCGCCAAGATTGGTATTGCCAATTTCGCCTGTGCCAAGTGGAACGATCTTGCCAGATATTTCGCGGCGATCCTCATTGCACTCGATGGATGATGCTTCAATGTATAAAGTTTCCATTATTCGCCATTCCCGTTAGGAGATAAACTTTCCATTTCCATTGCCTGTTCAGTTGTAATTAGTCCGAGTGCCAGCATCTTTTCTAAAACTAGCAGTCTTTCCATTGGTTCTGTTCTCAAGAATGTACTATCAAGATCAAACTTTACATAATGACCGGCAGTAGAGATATCATCCATACTTAGTCTTGCCTCGATAGCAGATGCGTAAGGCTGCAAGGTTAGGGCCACCATTTGCTTGCGCTCATCCTGGACATTGGCATAAGTCATTGTGGTGTTTTGTGAAGCTGACACATAGTAAGGATCAACAGAGCAAAGTCTTGCGCATTCTGTTGCTAGGTTCTGGATCGCCTCGTTGTACATCATATCTTTAGGCGAGAATGAAGTAGGCTCATAATTTAGGGTAGAAGTTAGGTAAGCAGTAGCGTTATTAGTGCGACTGCGTTTCCAAGCAGCTAGTAGCGCTGTAATTTCAGATGGTGGCAGATCAGCCCCAGAGTTCTTGATTATGCCGCTATTCATTGGAGTTGCAGCAGCTATAGCAGCAGCGCGTTGGACATCGAGCGCGGACTGAATAGTTCTAGCGCCTATTCCTAAGATGCCTTCATCTTTTTGGAATGTAATAAGTGATCCGAGGCCAGTCATTGGTACTGGCTTGCCATCAATGTTGTATTGCGTAACGAAATTAGTTGCTGGGTCAGTAATAAAACCAACCTTTGTGTTAGCAACCCAGTTAGCGCGAGCCATGCGGCCATCCTCGGCATAAACTTCTGTAATCTGCCAAAAGGCTTGGCCGTACATAAGCAACGAGTCAAGTGTGAAATAAAGAGTTTCAAATAATGGCTGATGCTTGGAAGGTTGCTCAACCCATCGAGGCGCAGCAATTTTTTCGCCGGTTGACTTCTTGTAATACTCTAAAGGAACTGAAGCAAGAGTTCCTGCAATTAGATCGCGGCAGCGTTTGATGGCTGGAACGCTAAGTGCTTGCTGGCGAGATACTAGTGCAGGAAAATAGTTGTTGTAGCCGTAAAAACTGTCGGCCATAATCTGAGGCGCTTCTTGCGCTTGTATAATTTGTGGCTTACGCGAGAATATACCCATAGGCCGTAATTATACACTAGATGTAGGTCATTCTGCGTAGATAGCCGCTATCTGTTGTGGTTTCATTAACATTGACACAACCATTGCCAAACTTATGGGCGCAGATATATCGCCAGCAGACTTTCGCTTAACTATTCGCCAAGCGGCATCATTTACCTTGGCGCTGCAATTGTTCATCTGCTGGATTAGATTGGCTTGACCATTGTGTACCACGCGATGATTAACCAAACCATCGAGCAAGTCCCCGCAAGCCTGATAGAACTGCTGGCCTGAAATATCTTGAATTATGCAACCAGCATTCTGTAATCTTTCAGCAATCGAAGCGGTTGCGTACTTGTCGTAGCAGATTTGACGCGGGCGATACTGATCGGCCCAGCCTTTAATATCAGCTGCAATCCTTAAATCATCGACCGATACTGCTGACTCCCAAGTCTGCAAGATGCCTACTCCTATTCGCCCATCGGGGAGTAATTGTCCGGCAACTAGCGAAGCATTGCGACGAGAAGGCGATACATCAAAGCCAAAGACTGTGTATCCGCCAGGTGGTATCTGTAATTCGCTATCGCTAGTTTCCTCAAGGATTCCATGCGGCCAAGGGCTACTTAGGGAGTCGATCCATTGGCAGAGCAATTCTGTGCGCGTATTTTCTATTGGAGAAGTGGCAACTGACTCCTCTAGTGTCTCTTTAGTCACGAGATAGCCTAAAGCAGGGTTAGCCATTGCCCAGGCTTTGGGATCATCGATCTTGCAGTATTGGGGAGCGCTGTACTCGTAAAAGCCGAAAGACTTAGGCGGGTTATCTAGGGCTCGCTCTCGCAGCTGGTTAAGTACTGCGCTAAATGCATCTCCAGCGTTAGAAGTTAAGAATGTGTGCGCATTAGCCCTAGCGCGAGTTACCGGCATTGCTGCTCGGTATCCATCTTCTGACCATTCGCGGATTTCATCGAGGAATAGCGCATCTGCTGATCGACCGCGAGCGCCATCACGAGTTGCAGCTACTACATCGAGTCTGCGGCCATCTTTCATCTCGATTGACTCAGTTCCGTTTGCGTATCTGATCTGCTTGACCAAAGTCATTAGATTTACGTTGCTTTCAAATACTGAGGCTACCTGGCGAAAGGTATCGAGTGCCATCGATCGATTAGATGAAGCAATGATGATGTTGCGGCTGTCCCACTTGATCAGATGAGCCAGAATAAGCATTCGCGTAAGATGCGTCTTGCCATTCTGCCTAGCGACCAAGATTAGGTTCGTCTTGCGAATCCAGTTCCCTTTAACGTCAATCCTGAGCATATCCCGCAGCACAAACTCCTGCCAAGGCAATAATGGCAGCTCAATTAGGTTAGCAAGTTCAATTACATCATCGACCTTGGATTTGCCCTTGAGATAAGGGCTGTGAAGCCTTGGTTCAGTTGCCCCTCGTAGCGCTTGGGATCGTTTGGCTGCCATCGGGTTAATCCTGGACTGGTTTGGCTGTAAATGGACTGTCTTGGTGAACTTTGGACTGCATCGGAGAGAGGAAGGAAGG